GGCGCGGGCTGCGCCTCCGATGGTGACCAGCAGCCCAGAATACCGGTAGATTCCGCTCGTGCCGCAAGGCCGCTTTCAAACAAGTGGCAGTTGTACGGCGTCGAGTGGAACTACTGGTGAATATTTTTAGCGTCCGCCAGTGTGCATACGCTGCAAATTGCAGCCGCAGCGCACTGGCGGATTTTTATTACCCTATCCGTGCCCCTCCGCTTTTGAAATTTTGGTTTTCTCAAAATTTCAAAAGAACGGAGGACTGCCAAATGGCAGCGAAAGAAAAGTTTTTTATCAGAGTAAAAGATGAGTTGGTCGAAGTCACACAAGAGGTCTACCTGACCTATTACAGAGGAAAACGCGGTGAAGAAACGCAGCTTGAAAAAATGCGCCGCAACCATGTTGTGTCGTATGATGCATTCGACACAGAAAGTGCCCTCGGCGCAGAAATGCTGATAGATACTGCATCGGACGAGCCGGAAGACATTGTGATTGCGCGGCTTATGGCTGAAAAGCTGCACGATAGCATCTCAAAGCTCTCGGAGGATGATCGTCAGCTCATTTATATGCTTTTCTTCGAAGACCGCAGCGAACGGGAAACAGCCAAAAAACTCGGCATTCCGCTCATGACATTGCACAACAAGAAGGATGCAGTTTTGGCGAAATTGCTGAAATTTCTGAAAACGTGAAAAAAGTTTGGTACAACAGGGCCTCGAATACGGATAAGGGGTGAGAGGTATTTTTAGAACACACTCTCATGCAGCTTGAAAAGTACATATCCAGCGACTGAATGACATCAAGCGGATGAGCCAGAAATGGAACAGCGATGCGGAGGATGCGCGAAGACCACCTGTACAGATTTTCTGTATAAAGACGGCCCAAGAAGGTGACGAGCGGTACCCATCCATCCAAAAGCAGCTTTGGCAAGCTGTTTTGCCGTGATCTCATCCGCGGACAATGGTACTCCTGCCCAGCCACAGCTTCACGCGATGGGGACAGCTCGGAGAGATCCTCGGAGGGGTGCAAGACCCGTGAGCGGTGCCAGCCGCCGTTCAGCCGCTGCCTTGGCTCCGGGAAGAAGCGTCGAACAGGAGCAAGCATCAAAATTTCAAAAGCAGGGGCGGCTCTGCGGTTTGCAGAGCCGCCCCGTGGCTAAAGGAGAATCTTATGAATCCAAACATTGATTTTTTAGGCATCTGCCAGCTCTTGAAGGCGCTCCGAACGGTCGGTTTTTCTGAGAATGAGATCAAAAAGATCGCGCGGCGGATCGCTGTCGAGCTTGGTGCAAATTTCACACTTTACACTTGATTTTTCTCCGTTTTGGTCATAGCTATTCTGTAAATATTGTAGTAGTGTGTGTTGCTGCAGGGAGGTGAGAATGTGGCGAAAAAGCAAACCGACGGAAGCCTTGCGCTGGAACAGCAGCGCGTCATAGTCATCCCAGCGCACGACGAGATCGTCGCGCGGAAGCTGCGCGTCGCGGCGTATGCCCGCGTCAGTTCCTCCAGCGAGGATCAGCTCAATTCTTACCGCGTACAGAACCAGTATTATTCCGAACTCATCTCTGGCAACCCAGATTGGGAAATGGTCGATATTTACGCCGATGAGGGCATCACCGGCACGTCCATCGAGAAGCGAGAAGATTTTCAGCGTATGATGCGCGACTGCCGGAAAGGAAAGATCGACTGCATTCTGGTCAAGAGCATTTCCCGATTTGCCCGCAATACGAAAGACTGTCTTGCTGCCGTCCGGGAACTCAAGGAACTCGGTGTCAGCGTTCTGTTCGAAGAACAGGGCATTGACACCAGTAAGGTATCCAGCGAGATGGTCACGGCGATTATGGCATCCTTGGCACAAAAGCAGAGCGAGTCGATTTCTGGTAATGTGCAATGGAGCATCCAACATCAAATGGAGGCAGGGAAGTATAAGCTCCGCACAGCACCATTTGGATATACGATACAAAATGGCATGCTTATGGTGAATGAAGCAGAAGCTCCGATTGTCCAAGGTATTTTCAATGACTACCTGTCTGGCGCAAATACAAAAGAGATTTGTGAATGGCTTAATGCACAGCAGGGGAGTAGCCGAAAATGGTTGCGCAGAGAGATCGATTATATATTAATGAATGAGCGTTATGCCGGAAATGCCATCTTTCAAAAGAAATATACGACGGCAGAGATGCCAAGAACAGTAAAGCGCAATCATGGCGAGCGTGCCATGTATTATGTATCAGACAGCAATGTGCCAATTATTCCCCAGGACGTATTTGATTGTGCGCAGGAATTGCGCAAACGCAGAACCGTGAGCAGATCGGAAAAGCCCAAAGTGTATTCTGGCAAAATCCAATGCAGCTGTGGTTCTCGCTGTCGGGCAAAGACTTCAAACCAAATCTGGTATTGGTCATGTGTAGTGCATGAGGAACAACGGAATGCCTGTCCCGTCAAGCAGGTACCGGAGGAAACTATTAACGCAGCCTTCTGCCGTCTGTACTACAAGCTCAAGCATCACGGTGACCCCATCTTCGCGCAGATGCTCTCGAATCTCCAAAAAGTCCGCTACAGTCGGATGCTTTGGAGTGAAGACGTGATCTCCCTCAACAAGAAAATATCGGATACACTCAGTCAGGCTCAATTTCTGGCCCAGCTTCAACAAGCGGGCGGCGTTGATCCTGATACTTTTATTTCATCCAACAACAAGCTCAGCGAACAGCTCCGCAGGCTGAAACAGGAAAAAGCAAGGCTTCTCGACACCGACAGCGACGATTTGGCGGATCGCACCCGCGATCTCATGGACGCGCTGGAGGACGGGCCGGATTTCCTCGACAGCTTTGATGCGGAGCTGTTCGATGCGCTTGTTGAAAGAATTATCGTAGACAGCAACGAGCGTCTGCGGTTCAAGCTGAAAAACGGCTTGGAACTGACCGAACAAATCGAAAGGACACGACGCTGATGGGAAATCGGAAACTGCCGTTCGGCTATCAAATGCGCATGGGTGAGATCATCCGGAACGAGCCGGAAGCCAATGCCGTGCAGGACATCTTCCTGCAATATACGCTCGGCGCGTCGCTCAAAGAGATCGCAGAGCAGATGAACAAGATCGGCCCCACCTACGACGAGGGCAAGAGCTGGAACAAGAATATGGTTGCCCGCATCTTAGAGAATGCTAAGTACACCGGCGTTGACAGCTATCCGAAGCTGGTTGACATAAATTTATTTGAAGCAGCAGTCGAGAAACGGCAGACCAAGCAGCGGCTGCCAGAACGGACACCGGCGCAGAAAGCGCTCAAGCGGGTCTGCGCCAAACCGCCCACACCGGAGATCGAACAGCAGGTCTCACATCTGCTCGGCAAGTTGGCAGAGCAGCCGGAGCGCATCACACAGCCTGAAAAACAGTTTGCACCGAACAGCACCACGCAGGCTGAATTGGACGAGATCCTGAACACCCAACCGCTCGACGAGGACACTGCCAGAAGCCTGATCTGCAAGCTGGCACGGGAACAATATGATGCCATTGGTAATGAAGAATATGAAACCGAGCGCCTGCGGCGGCTGTTCGCGGCGTTCGAATGCACAGCAGAGCTCAACGCGGAGCTGCTGCAAAGCGCCGTCTCCGCCGTGCTGGTGACGCGCCAGGCGGTGCGCTTGCAGCTCAAAAACGGACAGATCATTGGAAAGGACGATTTGGTATGACAGACGAAAAACCGCGCGTCATTATCATTCCCCCAAAGCCGGAATTGCAGCAAACGACCACGGTCACAAAACAGCTTCGTGTCGCGGCGTACTGCCGTGTCTCGACCAAGGAAGAAGAACAAGCCAGCAGCTACGAAGCGCAATGCGAGTATTACACCGACAAGATCATGTCCAATAAAGAGTGGACGATGGCTGGAATTTTCGCGGATGAGGGCATCACCGGCACGTCTACAAAGAAGCGCACGGAATTCCTGCGAATGATCCGCCAATGCAAACAGAAAAAGATCGACCTCATCCTCACAAAGTCCATTCAGCGTTTCGCCAGAAATACGCTCGACTGCATCAACTATACGCGCATCCTCCGGCAGCTCGGCATCGGAGTCCTCTTTGAAAAAGAGAACATCAATTCTCTGCCAGCAGACAGCGAGTTTATGATCACCATGTACGGCGCAATGGCGCAGTCTGAAAGCGAATCCATTTCCGGCAACATCCGGCGCGGCCGGCAGATGCACGCAAAAGTTGGCACGCTCAAGGTTCCCTGTTACCGGCTTTATGGATATGAAAAAGACGCAGATGGCAAGTTCTGCATCATCCCAGAGCAGGCAGAAATCGTGCGCGAACTCTACAAGCGATATGAGAGCGGTGCCAGCCTGCGAAATCTGCAAGACTGGCTGGAGGAAAAACAGATCAAAACGGTTCTCGGAGAATCAAAATGGACAACGACATCCATCAAGAGCATCCTGACGAATGAAAAATACTGCGGCGATGTCCTGCTCCAGAAAACATTCCGGACAGATGTGATCAGCAAGAAGGTCATCAAGAACATCGGTCAGATGGCCCAATACTACATGCCAGACCACCACGAGGGCATCGTCAGCCGGGAGCAGTACAACGCAGTAAAAGCGGAAATGGCGCGTCGGAGCGCCCTGCGCAGCCTATCCAAAACGGCTGTGACAGGACGCTCCTGTTATACAAGCAAATACGCCTTATCGGACCGACTCGTCTGCGGCGAGTGTGGGACGCTCTACCGCCGATGCACATGGACCTCGCTCGGACGAAAATATCCCGTCTGGCGCTGCACCAGCCGCCTGAACTACGGCACAAAATACTGCCGCGATTCGCCAACAATCAAGGAAGAACCGCTGCAGGCAGCAATTCTGGCAGCGATCAACTCCGCCATGAGCAATAAACCGGCCCTGCTTGACCGTATCAAAAACGCAGTCTCTCTGGAGCTGCTGCCTGTACAGGGACAGACCATGAGCCTTGCCGACATTGAACACCGCTTGGTGCAGCTTGACGAGCAATTCCAGAACCTGCTGTCAGAAGCCATTGACGCCGACGATAAAGAAGCCTGCAACGTACAGTTCGCGGAAATCCTTGCCGAGCAGACCACGCTTAAAAAGCAGAAAGAAGCGATCCTGCAAAGCAGCACCGATGCGAGCTGCGTCTGCACCCGCATGAAGCAGGCAGAAGAAGCTATAGAGAACGCTGCACAAACGATCACAGAATGGAACGAAAACGCCGTCCGTCAGATCGTAGAGCGCGTGACCGTCCTTTCTGCCAACGAGATTCTCGTGCGGATCAAAGGCGGCGCGGAAATCAAACAGCGATTGGAACGATGAAAATGATTTATGCAACTGGTGATCTTCATGGAAACGTTCTCCGTTTCCAGCCGCAATACTTTCCGGAGCAAGCGGAGATGAGCAAGATTGACTACATGATCGTCTGCGGCGATTTTGGCTGTGTCTGGAACGGCGACAAGAGTGACGATCCGCAGCTTGACCGACTGGAAGCGCTGCCGTTTACGGTTCTATTTGTGGACGGCAATCATGAAAACTTCGATGCGCTGAACGAATATCCTGTGGAGCAATGGCACGGCGGAAAGGTGCATAAGATCCGCCCACACGTCATTCACCTGATGCGCGGACAAGCGTTCGAGCTGCAAGGCCGCACCTTCTTCACAATGGGCGGTGCGCAGAGCCACGACATTGCAGACGGCATTCTGGATATGGACAGCCCAGATTTTTATGAGCGATACGATTCCATGCGCCGCAATCGCGGACAGTTCCGCATCAACCATATTTCATGGTGGCTGGAAGAATTGCCGTCCGGCAAGGAATATGCCGAAGCCCAGCAGACGTTGGAACGACTGGACTGGAAGACCGATTACATCATCACACACTGCGCACCGACAGCGATTCAGCAGAAAATCAACGCCGATTTCAAGCCAGATAAGCTGACGGACTTTTTGGAAGAAGTCCGCAACTATAGCCGATTCCACTACTGGCTGTTCGGGCACTACCACGACGATCGGATCATTGATGAAAAGTATGTTCTGCTCTATGAGCAGATGGTAAGAATCTTATAAAACAGGGCAGAGAAAGGCACCGTCATACGGTACTTTCATCTCGACTAAGACCGCTGCATCTGGTATAATATCTATAATTAGTTCAAACGATAAGGCATCTATAAAGAAATGCAGGAGGTGCGATAGTGTGAGCAGAGAAACGGAAAAAGTTCTGAATCCTGAAATTATGAAGCAGACGCAGAGTCTGGTCACATTTGAAAAAACGGATGATATTTTGCAGGATATGCGAGGGATTATTGATTCGTCTCGTGACGCGGCATATCGTGCGGTCAACGTGACATTGATTCGCCGCAACTGGTTGATCGGTTATCGTATCTCAGAGGAAGAACTGAGCGGGGAAAACCGTGCAGAGTATGGCGCAAGCGTGATTGCAAGACTGTCAAAAGAACTATCAAAAGAATACGGAAAAGGCTTTACGAAAACGAATCTTTACAGCTTTTATTCGTTTTACAAAACCTATCCGCAGATTTTCCAGACACCGTCTGGAAAATCTCAGCCGAGTCTGACGTGGTCGCATTATGCAGTGCTGCTGCAGGTTCCGGACAGCACTGCTCGTGAATGGTACGCGAAAGAGGCGGATGAGCAGATGTGGAGTGTGCGGACATTGCAGCGAAATATCTCGTCTCAGTATTACTACAGAATGCTGCAAACACAAAAACCGGAACTTGTAGAATCCGAAATGAAGGCTAAAACGTCCGCATATGCGGAACGGAAGTTGGAATTCATTAAGAACCCTGTTGTGGCTGAATTTCTTGGATTGTCTGGTGATGCGACCTTTACGGAAACAGATTTGGAAACCAGCATTATCTCTAACTTACAGAAATTCTTGATGGAACTTGGTAAGGGTTACGCTTTCGTTGCACGGCAACAGCACATTCGCACCGAGAAACAGGATTATTACATCGATCTGGTCTTCTACAATTACATTCTGAAATGCTTTGTCCTGATTGACCTGAAAACCGAAAAGATCACGCATCAGGACGTTGGTCAGATGGACATGTACATTCGTATGTATGATGAGCTGAAACGCAGCGAGGGCGATAATCCGACGATTGGCATTGTACTCTGTTCGGATACTGATGCAGACATCGCAAGGTATTCAATTCTGAATGGCAATGAGCAGTTATTTGCGACAAAATACAAACTCTATCTGCCGACGGAGGAAGAACTTCGTGCAGAGATTGAGACGCAGAAAGCAATTTTTTATCTGCAGCAGCAGAAAGGCAAGGATGCCGATTTATAAAATCTGCGGGTCAAAGAAACGCACGGTCACAGCACCGTGCTTTTCTTTGAACTGATATCTTGATGCAAAAAATACATACAGAACTCAATTATCAGTGTCCTTTACTGGCTGTATGTATTCTAAAACGGCAAGCAAGGGACTGCTCTCGTGTTCCATCCATTGATTGAAGTCTATAGTCACACCATTGGAACGCATATATTTATAATAATTGCCTAGAACTTTTGCGGAAGCATAGTCAGGGACAAGCGCGTCATATAGAGTTCGTATTTCAGTCCTTTGCGAATATCGATCTGATTCAGCTTGACGATTGTGTTCATAATCAAGCAGTTGATCGATAGTGTTGCAGCACGAAAAACAATGATTACAAGGTTTCCCTAATTCATGCGTAAGATAGCTGCTCATATATTGAGAATAATCTGGGCATTGTTTTGAAAGATCACAATTATGCCAATTTACAGCTGCGTACTTAAGAGCACACCAAGAGAATGCAGTACATGCAATCTCTTCGTACCATGATAAGCACGCATTGGAATAGAACGTGTTGAGACGATACTGCCGTAATACATAATGGCACAACTCATGCGACAACTGGAATATAAGTTGATTCCAATAGCCCGTTTTATCCAGAGAAAGACGTATGCGGATAGGCTGATAACATATCTGTAGTTCTGGACAAGACGACTTTGAGTCGTTATATATTTCACAAGGCTCACCTAAAGTATATTCTCGGCCAAACGAAGACTCAAATAGCGGAAGCAAAAAGTGGAGTGATCCTATCACATTCAGGTCTGCTTCTCTAAAGCGAAAAGAATTAGAAATTGACACCATAACTCCCTCCACGCCAAACTATTCAACCCCGTATCGTTAGTGCTAACACAAGTATAGCAAATAACGATAAAATAATCCAGATTAAAACAGAAAAAGCACGACCGAAAGCCGTACTTTTTCTGCCATATGAATAAGCGGGCTTAATGACGCGATGTATTCAGCAGCGCGGTTGTCTTCATATTGACAGCCATGAGCTCCCGCTGTGTTTGTCGGTTGGACTGACACAGGGGCATCAAAAAGTTCACGGCCTTCCGGATCTGCTGAAGGTCAGAGAAAGTGAGGGCATTCTGCTGCAGATGCTCAAGAACGCGATGGTAAGCAGCCTTCAAAGATGCGGACACAGCAGGCTGAAAGAAATAAGTTGAAATCAGGCCGCCAATCAGGGCAGCTTCATTATCGGTGTACTGCATGATTGCTCTCCCTTCGCAAGAATCAAACGAACGGGGCAATCATACCACAAAATGTTGTAGCAGGCTATTCGCAAAACGACGAAATGTTCAGTACACACTCGCAGTTGTAAATTGTAGATTGTGTTGCCATAAGATTCATTGAATGCGGAGATTCTGGTTGAAGCCATCTGCTAAAAATGCGTTCTTAAGGGAAAGCTCGACTAAAACAGACACATATGATACAATTTATATATAATTGTAAAATTGAGGTGACGCGCTGTGAAAACATATGAAATATTGCCAACGGACAAAAACCTGGTTCAAACACTTATTGACGATACAATTGGAAGAGATTCCGATGTGTTCCGCTTCGTCAATATTCTGAATTCTATTGATTGCAGCTATTCGGTTGCTCTGGATGGCCGCTGGGGAAGTGGAAAGACTTTTTTCGTGAAACAAGCAAAACTGGTGCTAGATGCCAACAATGAGCACTTGGCCGTTATGGATGCAGACGTTCGCAAAAAAGTTCTTACATCATGCCAGAAATTTATACCTGCGAACAGCGAGCTGCAGCCGCAGGTATGTGTATACTATGATGCGTGGGAAAATGATAATGACGAAGATCCCGTATTGTCTCTGATCTATACGATTTTAACTGGCATCAACTCTGATTATTCTTTTTCCGAGGGGAAGGACGTATTATCAATAGCTGCATCAATTGGAGAATTTTTTACAGGTAGAAACATTGCCGAGATTCTAAAAGAACTTAGAAGCGAATCACCGCTTGATTCCCTGAAATCTAAAAAAGAACTGCGGGAAAAAGTCAATGAATTCTTCAATAGTCTTTTACCTGAAAAAGGGAACCGCCTGATAATCATGGTGGATGAGCTGGATCGCTGTAAGCCGAGTTACGCGGTAAAGTTGCTTGAACGAATTAAGCACTACTTTACAAATGATAGGATCACTTTCGTTTTCTCAGTAAACACGTATGAATTAGAAAAAACGATACGCAAGTATTACGGTGACGATTTCGATGCCGGCCGATACCTTAGTCGGTTTTTTGACCTCCATATTAGCATTCCACCTGTAAATATGAGAAAATACTATGAAGTAATTGCCTTTTCAAACTCACTCTATCAAGTTGATCAGACCATTGACGCTGTCATAAAAGCATTTGGTTTTGAATTAAGAGAGATTTCAAAATACTTCCCGAAAGTAAAAGCGGCAGTATATCAGGAAACCCACGGTGACAGGTGTTATGAGTACGCCTTTCCCGAAGAAAAAGCGCTGCATTTTGGCTTAAGAACTATTGTGCCAGTTATGATTGGATTGCAAATATACGATAGCGCACAGCTTGCTGATTTTATTGATGGTAAAAATTACGAGCCGCTGATTGCAGTAGCGCATCGAGCTGATTATCGTGTGTTTTCTTGTTTATTGGAGCATGGAGAGAGTTTTAACACGAAGGAAAATCCACGCGGAGAAATACAGTTGGATGAGAGATTAAAAAAAGTTTACTACGCCATCTTTGGTAATGTACTTGCGGGAACTAGTTGTTTGCAAATTGGAAAGCTGGAATTTGGAGAAGATATACGAGAGAAGCTGTTGAGAGCAGCAGGACTATTTACAAGTTTTTCGGATTATACAGTTTGAAAGTTGAGGGGCTTCGGAGAATCTACCGAAGCCCTTTACATTTGTATTAGGATAAGACGGAAGCGAGAAGTCATGAACGTCAGAAAACCCGCGGATTACGGCACAATATATCGGAAATTGACTGCAATTCTTCCGCAGATGGATGAAGTTTATGCCATTGGCAAGGTCATCAGCCAGCGGCCGGAGAAGGGCACAGCGGTCGTTGCTGCGGAGTCCTTGCAGGCAAATTTCCTGACCGCACAGGCTTTTCCCCACGCAACGTGCGCCGGATGCGCGATTTTTATAAGACCTATAAAAATGACCAAAAGCTCTTACGGCAGAAGTAGTTAGATGTGCTGTATATTCCGCAAAAGTATGCTCTATACCGTTTTCCTCCGGATATAGTGTGTCAGAATCCGTAAAAACTGCGCAGAGGATGGGGCGGTCGTCAGCGGACGGCAAGTAAAGCTGCGCAGGAGAACGGCGTTTTTACGCCATGAATCACAGGCAAACCCGTCAATGTTTCGGACGACCTGAAGCGGATTGGTGTTGTATTGGTCTGCTACTTCAGGATATAGCCGCTGCGATGGTTTCACCAGCCAATGCGGATTGAGTG